ATTCAACTGGAAGCGTGGCAGAGTGGTTGAATGCACCGGTCTTGAAAACCGGCGAAGGTGTGAGCCTTCCGTGAGTTCGAATCTCACCGCTTCCGCCAAATATTAAAGGGCTCCGTAACTGGAGCCCTTTTCTTTTGCCCAGTGTTTATGCGGGCTGCGCGAGGTTTGTGGGCCGCTTGCAGTGGCTTACGCTGTAGGGTGCAGGGTAGCGGTGACCACAGTGAGCGATGCGGCTGCGTTTTGCGCGGTAAGCATAAGGTAAGCACCGCAAAAACAAAGCGAGCGGGGCGGTGTGGTTACCGCTTGCCGCTCGCTGTGCTTATGGAGGCTGGTTTTAAAGGGACCGAGGGGCCTTATGGACCAATCATTGCAAGGTCACGCGCTGTGCCCCCGTCGTCTTGCGCGAAGGCTTTTTGTGCCGCTGTGTTCAAGAACGCCGCTTGGTCTGCTGTCGTGCCCGCTGGCACGGTCACGCTGACGTTTGTCGTCTTGTTCACCGTGTTATTCCCGCCACTGCCACCTCCCGCCATATCAGCGGGGCCAATACCCGTGGGGTTCCCCATAGCGTCAAACTCACCCACGCCAGGGATATCGCTGTTTTGGCTGATTTTGTACATAAGCGCGGCGATAGAGGTAAGACCCGCGATTACTAGACCAATTGGCCCCATCGCCATTAGCCACCCTGCCGCCATGCGTGCGCCACTTACCAGTGCAGCCAAGCCCAGCGCACCTAGCACCCCAATGAAGGTGTTTGCGCTGGCTGTGCCGCTCTGTATGTACTCTATCCACTGCCCAATGACAGAGTTCCCGTCGTTAAAGTATGACCACAGGTCTTCAATCACTAGCGCCAGCACCGCAACAATGGCGGCAAAGACTAGGAACTGCTTAAATGCGGCCCACATTGCGACGCGTGCAGCGTAGAGGGCGGGGACGAGCCATGCGGTGATTGCGGCTGAAATTGTTGCGATTCCAAACTGCACGGTTTCAGCAATACCCCCGAACCGCTTAATGATGCCCTTTGCGAATGCAATGATTGCGTCGTTAGCGGCGATGATTGCTGCGGCGAACTTAGGAATGAACCCCGTCGCTTCGTTCATTTTGTTTATGCCCGCTGCCCACTTATTTGCTGCCGCTGTTATTGCCCCACCCACTGTGGCGGGCATCTCTTTCGCTCGCTGCTCGAAGTAGTCCGCCATTTTCTTTGTCGCTTCAATGACCGCCTTTGTGGTCAGCTTCCCTTCGCTGGCCATTTTCTTTAGTTGCTCACGCGGTATGCCCATCGACTCAGCAAGTTTGTCGAGGTACTGGGGCGCGGCTTCTGCCATAGCGCGGAACTCGTCGCCCTGCAACACACCGGAACCCAGTGCTTGGGCGAATTGGAGCATCGTGCTGCTCGCTTCTGCCGTTGTTGCCCCGCCCACCTTTAAGGCGTTAGAAATGGTGTCGGTGATGCCTAAAAGCTCGCCCTGTGTCTTCACATAGTCCTTCGCACCGTTGCCAATGCGCGTGTAGAGCTTGGCATAGGCTGCGAGCGGGACGCCCGCGGTGGTGGCGTGCTTCGCTACCTCGTCAAACGCCGCAGCCGCTTCGCCCACCGTTTGGGGAAGCATACCGATGCGAGCTTGGATGCTTTGCATTTCGTCGCCAATATTCACAATCGCCTTAACGGTAGCAAACCCCGCAAAGGCTGCGAACATATTGCGAAACGTGTTCGCCGCTACTTCCGCCCGTTGCTGTAGTCGCTGCGTCGCTTGCTCCGCGTTGTTGAGCTGGGCCTGATTAAGTTGGAACCCGAGACGGGTCACTAATTCCCTCACCACCATAATGATCTCTCCTTGTTGCTGTGGTTACTGCATCGCACTGTCAAGGACCTTGACAATGACTTTGCGGATTTGCTTGGTTGGCTTTTCCAATCCAAGAATGCGGCTTGCAAGTGCAAGGGCTTCAACCCTCGCCATCGCGTTCTCTTTCCCGTAGCAGTGGGTCGCGGTGTCTAGGAGGCCCCAGAGGATGAAGGCTTTGTGGTGCTGCTCCATCTGCTCCTCACTGGGCTCTGTGTCCACGTAAACCCAAGCCCACGCGCCAGCGTCACCGCCTTGGTAGCCGAGGCGGATGTGTTGGCGAACCATAGCTACGCGAGCAACCACACGGGCCCAAGTCTGTTCGCTTGTCTCGTTCTCCTCAGGTGCATCGCGTAAAAACATCCCCGCAAAGGCAATCACAAAGCGGCTAGGGCGTTGCGATGCTGCGTCAGCGGGGTGAATGATGCGGAGGCGGTTGGTTTCGTCAATCGTTGTCGTTTGGTCTGTCATTTGTTTGTGCCTTGTTGTTGTTTAGTGGGTAATGACCACAGGTGTGTTCGCTGTGGGTGTGCCGTTCGTGCCGTAGAGCTTGGTCTTAATCTCCTCCAACTCCTGCGGCGTCAAGTGCGACAAGTCAGCCGCTGTTGGGCCACCTTCCTGCACCGTCACCTCGCTCTTGGAAACAACGGGGGCGTCTAGGCCTAGCAACTTGGCGCGGCGCTCCATTACTCGCAGCGCGGCAGCAATGGCGGCGAGCTTTGGGGCGTGGTCTTCTTGCACCACTGGAACCACCTTCCCCTCGCTGTCCAGCACCTTCTGCCCGTCGCTCTGTAGCAAAGGGACGTGGACGACGTTGCCCGAGTGAATGAGGGGGTGAAACGCCTCAAGCGTCCGCATCGCTGTCGCCAACAACGCGTCACACCGCGCCAACTCCAGCGCCCGCAACTCCTCCGCGGGCTGCGTAATCGTGCAGCGTAGACCGTCGCGAATGATGGCGTGGACGCGAGAGCCACTAATCCCCATCTCGTCCCCAATCTCCTGCAACGTCAGCCCTTGGACCCGCAACCCCATCGCACGCGCCCTAAGCTGTGTGGTCGCTATGGCAGCGCTCGTTGATTGTTTGGGTTTTCGTTTTGTGGTTTGAACAAAGTTGGGCATCTTTTTCAGGCCTCGATAGCGGGGGCTGTGGTTGTGGTTGTTGGGGTGTGGCTAGGTGCAGGGCTATCCAAAAGACTAGAAATGCTGCGTTCATGCGTCGTCGCTCCTTGGTTGCTGTGGTGTTTCGCTTCGCCCTCCAACTCCTGCAACTTCAGCAACGCCGCTTCCAGCGCATTCCGTAACGTCTGCCCCGCCGCGTGTGCGCGTGCCGTTAGCACCTCAAACGCGGGGGCAGCTATGAACGTGTTGAGGTTGCGAGCGCCTAGCTGTTGCTGGCGCTCCCTGTACTGGGCTTGGCGGCGGGTGGCGGGTGCTGTCATGGGCGCATAGTAGTGAGGCGTTACACGTAACACAACGATTTGACTTACGTCAAACTACTTTTGTTGGCCCTTTTGCTTAGTGCAAGCAATCGCCCGTTTTTCTGCACTTTCTTGGTGCCTTTAGAACAATTCAGTACCGTAGGCTTACCGCTTCGGGGGTGCTTCCCGCTTTCCCCTTCAAACTCAATCACTTACGTCGCATCCACATCGTTTTCCATATTTGGTGGAGCTTGTGACCACAGTGGCGGGTGGCTGTGGTCGTGGTGTCTTACGCCGTTGCGTCGTTCCTAGCTGCCCGTCGTCGCTCTGCTCTCATGCTTGCAACAAATTGGGCGGGCGGTAACGAGCCCCGCGCTAGGTCTTGCAGTTGTTGGGCTGTGGCGTGGAGTAGAAGGGCGAAGGTGTCCACCTGCACCGCCTCCAGCAACCCCTTCACCTCCGCCAAGTCCTCGTTCGGGCATTGCAACCACGCGCCCACATAGCCACAGTCCAGCAAGTTCGCGCCTTGGATGCTGGCGCGGCTCCTCTCAAACACCGCCTCCAAGCGGTCGCGCACGTTGCTGGTGGCGAAGTTGTGCGCCAGCACCACGCGCCCCGCATCGCATAGCGTCCCCTCGCTCCAAACGACGTCGCTGGTCGTTTTGTAGGGGTACACGCGAAGGAGCGGGAGCCCATTGGGGTAAAGGGTTCCCGCTGTGTTCATTTGCGTGCCGTGGACTTGGTGAAGGGGAGGCAGTTGAGGAACTTGCGCCAGCGGGTTTGTGGCACGCACGCGGGGGCAACTGTGGGGGCGACTAGGGGCCGCTGTGGGCGGTATTTAATGGGTGGCGGGGGTAGCGCGGCGAGCGCGGTTGCGGTGCGTGCGTACACCTCCCCAATCAGCCCCATCACGCGGTCCGCGTGCTCGTTCGGGCAGTTAATCCACCACCCCATATAAGCACCCGTGAGGAGTGAGCCTTGGTGACCACAGGTTGCGTGCATCGCTGTCAGCTCGCCCTGCGTGTCAAACCTCGCCCATTCCTCCCTCAGCACCGTTATCTCCGCGTCGTTCATGTAGTTGGAATCCCAGATGATTGAGGCGGTGTGTGTTTTGCGGTGGTCCGTGCGGTCAACCGCTGGGGCGTTGCCCCATCGCTTTTGATTCAGTTTCTTAATGCTCATGTTCTTTCCTTTTAGTTGGGAAACCCTGCCAACTTGCGACCCGTGCGGTAGCCCGTCTCACCGTCATACCCCCGCAACGAAGGCGCGGCTTGTGAGTGCGTGCAACCTTGCCCCGCATCGCTGCCCGTGCCGCAGGTGGGCGGGGTGGGCGAGATGAGGTAGAGGAGGAAGCAGAGGGTGGCGAGTAGGAGCGTGGCTTTGTTGGTGGCTCGTTGGGTTTGTGTGTTCGCGGTCATGTGGATTTTTCCTAGTTTTGACCACATTGCCTTGCTGTGTGTTGGTGCTCTGTGGTCTGTGTTCGTGTTTGGGACGCTCGTGCTGTGGTACTGCGTCCGCTAGGTGTGGTCACTGTGTTGGTGGGCGGGTATAGGCGTGCCTTTGGGTGTTTGGGTCGCTCTTAGCGAACGACCTTTAAGATCACACCGTTGTTCAGGTCATAAACGCACTCGGCAGTCTGTAGCACCAAGCCGCCAAACCCGTTGCGAGCGCGGTAAGGCACTTCCACAATGCCGAGGTTCTTTTTCTTTGGGTCCGTGTAGACGAGGAGGCGCTTGTTGGAGAAATCAAAATCCAACGAGCTTGGGTCATGCAGTGTTGAACCGAAGCGCTCTTTCCATGCGAATGAGCAGTATGTGTGGGGCTGCTCTAAGCGGCGTCGGGTTTCGTATTCCGCGTCCGCTTTCGCTTCTGCTGCTGCCTTAGCTGCTCGTTTTGCATTAGCTTGGGCCTGTTCCTCGGGCGTCAGTGGTTGCACTGCTGCCAAAATGGTGAGGGTGAGGGAGACGCAGAAAACGAGGTAGATGGGGGCTTTAACGTATAGGTCAAACGTCGTCAGCTCAGCCCATGATTTTGTGAAAATGGTTTTCTTGGGTTTCGTCTCGGTGGTCATATGGGTCTGTCCTTTTGTTTAGGTTGTGTGCGTTAGCAGGGGCAAGATTGATGGGCGCGGGCTACCCTGTTTCCACCCTTCGCGGTACACTTGCACCGTGTTCGCTGTGTGAAAACGGGGGCAGTGGGGTAAGTGGTCCCACTGCTCCCTTTTTCTTTTGTGAAAAAGAAAGTTCTCATTATTTCACGCGGCATTGCTGCTCGTGCTGTCCTGCTCGCACTCAGCGAGCCATGCCTCTACATCGCTTTCGCGGTAACGCACCTTCCCCTGTTTTCCAATTCCGAGCTTTAAGTACTTGGGGCCCTTGCCCTTTGTTCGCCACACCTCCAAAGTGTTGGGCAGAACGCAGAGCCGCTGGGCGACTTGTAGGCTTGTGAGGAGGGTGGACGCGGGTGTGCCCAGTGTTGGGGCTACGGGTTGCGAATTCATGTTTTGTAAGTCCTTGGGAACTTACCTTGCCAAGTGAACCAAGCGGGCAAGGCGAATGGCGCCTGCCGTCCTACGTGCTGTGGTCACCTGCCCCTGACGGTGGGGGTGGTCCGTGCCCTAGGCGGCTGGTTACGCTTGCGGCACGGACTAAATGAGGCGGAACTTCTTGGAATGCGCCCCGTCTAGGCGCCTTCTGCTTGTTTATCCCTTGCTTTGCTTTGTTAGCTAGGGTGTAAGCATGGGGCAACTTTACACACTAACTAAAAACGATGCAACTCGTGCCAACTTAGTTACGTCAAAGTCTAAGTTCCACCATTCCAGCCCCTAGTGACCACAGTGTTGGCCTTGCATACCTCGCCTTCAACGCTGTATGCATCAACAGTCAGCCCCGCTCCTGAGTTCTTCCATTCGTTTGGAATGCTGCAAAGGTGGCAGCGACATGAGCTGTGAATTTATACAGTAGCTGTGCAATCAGTTGTGCAATTACCCCTATCCCCCAAAGTACTGCACATCTGCACATCTGCACATCTGACCACAGTGGTGGCCCGTTGTTCTTGTTTTTTGCTTGGACTTGCTGTTTTGCGTAGGTGTAGCAGGTGTAGCCGGTGTAGCTGTAGCAACAATGCAAAAACAAAAATTTAAACTGTTAAAAATAATAATAATTTAACAAAAATAATCCCTGCCTGCGCCTGCTACACCCACCTGCTACAGCTACACCTGCTACACCGGCTACACCTGCCTGTTTACCTGCTACTTGCGCTGCTACACCTGCGGCTACACCTGCTACACCTATCGTCTGTACTCTTTCACAACTTCGGGGTTCAGACAATAGAATTTCTTCTGTCCCACAGTCAGCAGCTTGGCTCGGTTGTGGTCCTCCAGCACCGCGAAGGCATCCGTACCTGCTGCGCCTCGTAGTTCGTTCGGGGCGAACTGCTTAACCTCTCGGGTAGGCACCAACGCCATTCCGTCGTAGAGCTTGAGCATCAACCATTCCTCCAACCGTTCAGCCTTCCGCACGCTCTCAGGCACCGCCACTTGCTTACAGAAGCGGAGTGCTTCGTGCAAGTACCAACGCATGAGCGAGGCAGCTGATTCCATGCTTGCTTGGCTGATGGAGCCGTCGCTACCACTGTGGTCACAAAAGGCGTGCAGACAGGCAGCGATTCGCGCCGCGTTGTCAGCCGCTTTACTGGCAACGTCTTGAACGTCGTGGAGCCTACCGCCTCGACCCAACTCTTCCTCCACCTCGTTGTAGAACCCTTCCCACACCACCATCGCTTCGGGTGTCATGGTCAGGTAATACGTCTCCAGCCTTCCTTCCGCATCAACGCGGGCAGGGATGTTTAGGAGCTGGAGCGCTCGGGCGTTAAACGCTGCCACCGCGGGCTCGCCCTGCTTTGGTTCACGGTAATATCGCGACCCCTGTGTGGACTCAGGGTACGCCACCAAGAAGCGAGCCATAAAGCCTATGCCCCGAGCTAGGCCACCTGTTTTGCCTAAGAACGTCTGCAACGTCTCTGGCTGCACCATCAACCCCACCGTCAACCGCATACCCTCCACATCCACACCCTGCGTAGATGCACGGGCGCGGCTAATGTGTCCGCCGTCCCAACAAGTGTTAAGCGTTGCCATGTTGCGCATGACTGAATCGGGGTTCATACCGTGTGCGCCAAAAATAATGCCCGCCTCACTGCTCAGTGTCGCTGCCACAGGCCAACGGGCAAGCGCTAACCCAAGCGCCTCGGGCGTGTCATCCATGCGAAGGATGGTCGGGATGCGGGGCTCCGCTGGCCTATTCAACTCCAGCGCCTTTAGCTGCTCCACGATTTGCTTATCCATCATCCCAGAAGCGGCGCTCTTTTTAATCGCCTGTTTGTACCCCTCCTCAGTACACTGCCACTCGGTAAGCAGTGCGCGGAAGTTGGCTTGGGCTGGTTTTGCCGCTTCTTTCTGTTGCCCTTCCCATTCACGAATGGCGCGGGTGAAGTACCCGTCCGCGCTACTCTTGCGCTCGCCGCTCGCAGCGAGTGTGAGGAAGAAAAGCGAGGCTGGGCCTTTTAGCGTTTCATCCCGTGCCACGCTCACCAACCCCTGAACGGTGGCAGAGACGGCGGACAGGGCGGACGCTGCAATTAGCGCGGTCGGTGCTTGCGTAAACTCTTCAACCTCTGCAATCGCGTCGCGAATTAGTGGAGGCAGTGCTTCCAACGGGTAGGGTTGCGCCTTTAGGTCGGTTCGTAACCGAACGACGGGTTCCCATTTCGGGGTCTCGGGTTGATCCGTACCCCCGAACAAGCCCGCAAATACGTCCTTGCGCACATGGGGCTTACCGACTGCGGGCGTGTAGGCACCACCACTGTGGTCAATCGCTTCTGTCTGTGCTGTGTGTGTGTTCGTGTTCATGCTGCGTCACCCTTAACCCTTCTTATTCTTCAACTCCGCCATTGATTGGCGGTTGTTGTTGAAGGTGTGTGCAGTAATCCACTCGTTCACATCTTCTAGGTTGTAGCGGACAGCGTCCGTGGGCTGTGGGCCCAGCTTAATGAAGCGGGGGCCTTTACCTTGGCACCTCCAAATTTCAAGCGTCTTGGGCAAGATGCCCAGCCGCGCCGCTGTCTCCACATTCGTCAACAACGTGGGCGCGTCGGGTTTGTTCGTATTGGCCATAAGTGTGGTCAAGCTCTCTGTGTCTTGCCCTGCTGGCGCTGCGGCGTGTGTGTGTTTACTGCGCAACCATGCAAAGCACTGGTTCGCTGCCGAGTTTTTTGTTGGTCACTGGGCCAGACAGTTGCGGCCTGTGTTCCGTGTTCTAGGGGGTTGTTCGCTGTGTACCCTTGCCCCACGGACTAACGGTGTGGAACGGTATTTATTTGAAGCGCTCCGTTCGAGCCCTGTGCCAAGACCTTATATAAGTTTGGCTTGTGTAATGCAAGTATATGCACGAACGTCAAGCCTTGCAAATGCTGCACCCGTGTCACGTCAAACTACTAACCACACCCTCGTCGCTTCCTTGCGTGCCCGCCTGTGGTGCGGGTTGCTGTGCAATCCAGTCGCCTATGCGCTGCACCTCGGGCATCAAGTACTCAAGCCTCGACGTCTCCAAGTAATGCCGCTCGGTGACTGACTTGGGGACGTGGTTCGTTAGTAGCTCGACCTTGAATAGATCAATCCCACAGTTCGCGATTCCAACTGTGGTGAAGGTGCGGCGGAGGTCATGGGCTGAGAGATGGAGGCCTGCAACTTCGCCCACCTTTCGCATCGTGTCACGCGGGTCAACAATGTGGCCTGACTTACCCCATGAGGTAAAGACGAAGGGGCTACCCTCTACCCGCTGGCGGGTCTGCAACAACGTCTGCGCCTGAGACGATAGGGGTAGCCACACTGGGTTCCTGTTCTTTGGGTCCGGTATGTGCCACCACCCCTCATCCAAATTCACACGGTCCCACGTAAGCGCGGACGCTTCGCCAATGCGTGCGCCAGTTAGGAGCAAGAAGGTCACGAGGTCAATGCTTGCGAGTGTGTCCCTGTTATGTCCCTCCGCACGCCACGCGTGCAGGGCTGACCACACGGCTCCAACCCGCTTGTCGGGTATGCGCGTCGTCTTGGCCCGCACGGGTGTCCACTTCTTGTGCAGCACCTCCACGGGGTTATCAACAAGAATGGGCGACCCGTCTGGTTTGCGGTATTCGCGGATTGAGTAGTTGAACAGGGCGCGGAGGACGCTAAAGGCTTGGTTGGCTTGGGCTGGCGCGGGGGCTGTGCCCCTTAGACCTGTGAGGCGGATTTCGTTGTACCGCCGTGTTACCGCTTCGCGTGTGATGGTGGCGATGGGTTTATGCAACCAAGCGGCGAAGGTTGTGGTCACATGGCGCTCGATTTCCGCCTTGCTGCTCTCCTTCAACTGCCTGTCCCTCTTATACGCATCAGCCACATCGCGCACAGTCACCACCTCTGCCGCCCGCTGCTTTGCCGCTGTCCTTGGGTCTACCCCAAGCCTCATCCCGCGCAACACCTCACGCGCCGCGTCCCTAGCTTGCTCGGGGGTAAAGATGCCATGCGGCCCAATGCTCACCCGCGCCTCTTTCCCATTCACCCTGCCTTGCACGATGTACGTCTTTTTCCCGTCCCTTGTGACCCGTACACCAAAGCCCCTGTCTTGCTCACACCAGTGCAGCGCGTAGCCCGTTTCAGGGGGTGTAATTTTGTCCACATAGGTCTTCGTTATCTTTGCCATCGGTTCTACCTCGTTCCCAATCAGGTAAGCACACGGTAAGCGCTGTGCGTAAAGTTGGCGCAACCTCCAAACGGTTGAAAAGCTGCTTAGAGCCTTGATTTTACTAGAAATATCAGCTTACCCCGTATGAGTAAAGGTGGGTAAAGCATAGGTCCAAGTTACTTGAAAACCGGCGAAGGTGTGAGCCTTCCGTGAGTTCGAATCTCACCGCTTCCGCCAAATAAAAAGCGCACCCCTCGGGGTGCGTTTTTCTTTTGTGGTGTGAGTAATGCGGCGCGCTCTGACTGAATATCTACGTGGTAACCTTTCGTATTCAATGTGGTGGATGCGCTGATTTAGAGGTTGCGAAGCCATGTATAAAAGTCTTATGCAACACACACAACATCAAAACCTCATCGGCTTCATCTGGAGCATTGCTAACAAGTTGCGCGGGCCTTATCGCCCGCCACAGTACCGACGCGTCATGCTGCCTTTAATTGTGCTGCGCCGCTTTGATTTGCTGCTGGCCGAAAACAAGCAGAAGGTGTTGGCTGAAAAAAAACGTCTCGAAGACAAAGGCATCACTGGCCCCGCGCTGGATAAAGCACTTTCGCGTATTGCCGCTGATGGCCGCAAGCAAGAGTTGTTCAATGCCAGTGGTTTTACTTTTGAAAAGCTGCTTGGCGATGCGCCAAATATTGCGGGCAACTTGATTGCTTACATTCAAGGCTTCTCGCCTCGCGCACGCGATATCTTTGATAAATTTGAGTTCGAAGCCGAAATCGCGAAGCTTGATGAGGCAAACCGTCTGTATCTCATCATCAAAGAGTTTTGCTCTTCAGAAATCAACCTGTCACCTAAGGCGATCAACAACTTGCAAATGGGTTACCTGTTTGAAGAGTTGGTTCGTAAGTTCAACGAACAAGCGAACGAAGAGGCCGGAGACCACTTCACCCCGCGTGAAGTCATTCGTCTGATGGTGGAATTGGTCTTTACGGGTGAGGACGGTATTTTTGAGCCCGGTATTTACCGAAGCGTATATGACCCCACAGCCGGTACTGGCGGCATGCTTTCAGAGTCTGAAAAGGCAGCACTGGCCAAAAACCCACAGGCCAACATTGAGTTGTTTGGCCAGGAATACAACCCCGAGTCTTATGCCATTTGCTGTTCAGATTTATTGATCAAAGATGAGCCGATTACCAACCTGATTTACGGCGACACCTTGGGCATCAAAGATGCCAAAAACAAAACCAATGGTTTTGTGCCGCACGATGGCCACCCCGACAAAAAATTTCATTACATGCTGGCCAACCCACCCTTTGGCGTGGAGTGGAAGGCTGAAGAAGACTTCGTGCGTGAGGAGTATTTGACAACAGGCCTCTCAGGCCGTTTTGGTGCTGGCCTGCCTCGCATCAACGATGGCTCGCTGCTCTTCTTGCAGCACATGATTTCCAAGATGCATCAACCGCCTAAGGTCGTTGGCGGTAAGAACCTTGGTGGTGATGGCTCCAAAATAGCGGTGGTGTTTAACGGTTCGCCCTTGTTTACTGGAGATGCAGGCTCTGGCGAATCGAATATTCGCCGCTGGATCATTGAGAGCGACATGCTCGATGCTGTCGTCGCTTTGCCTGACCAGATGTTTTACAACACAGGTATCTACACCTATGTCTGGATCGTTACCAATAAGAAGCCTGCTCATCGCCAAGGCAAGGTGCAGCTGATCGACGGCACGCGCCATTTCAAGAAAATGGACAAGAGCCTTGGCAATAAACGCAACGAGCTATCGGATGAGCACATCAAACAGCTGGTAAACCTGTACGCCAAGTGTGATCAGGACGGAACCAGCGAAGTGCTGGTGGACGGTAAGCCCGAGCTAAGGGTTTGCAGCAAGATCTTTGATAACCGCGATTTTGGTTTTCTTAAGATTACTGTCGAGCGCCCGTTGCGCTTGAACTTTCAGGCGAGCGCTGAGCGGATTGCCAAGCTAGATGGGCAAAGTGCGTTCATCAATTTGGCAACCAGTAAAAAACGTAAAGACGAAGCTGTTTACCAAGCTGAGATAGCTGCTGGTCAAGAGACGCAGGCGGCCATCAAAGAGGCCCTGCAAACGATGGATGGCGAAATTCTTTACCGCAGTCGGCCAGCTTTCGAAGCACAGCTTGAAGCTGTGTTGAAGAAAGCGGACCTTAAGCTGGGTAAGCCAGTTAAAAAAGTCATTTTGGCTGCTTTGTCAGAGCGTGACCCCAAAGCCGACATTTGTTTAGACGACGATGGCAACCCAGAGCCAGATGCTGATTTGCGTGATACAGAAATCGTGGCATTGCCAGACGATATTAGCCTGCCGTTGCCATTGGGGTTTGATAACGAAACAGGTCATGAAAACCTACTTGCGCTGGTCCAAGACCATTGCGAGGAGTACTTGAGGGTTGAGGTCTTACCCCATGTGGCTGATGCTTGGATCGACCACAGCAAGACTAAGGTGGGCTATGAAATTCCGCTCAACCGCCACTTCTACGTTTATGAGCCGCCGCGCCCACTGAATGTAATTGCAGCTGAAATCAGCCAATTGGAAAAAGACATCATGGTCATGCTGAGTGAGGTAGTGTGATGGTCATCTATCCTGCTTATTCGCAATATTCATCTGATGGTTTTCCTGATTCTTGGGAGAAGAAACGCCTTCGGTTTGCCTTGAAGATGAATCCAAGCAAGGGCGAGATTGAATTAGATGATTCCGATACTGTGTCTTTCGTACCTATGGATGCCGTAGGCGAATATGGTGGTATCCGATTAAGTGAAGAAAAGGAACTTAGCGAGATTGGAAGCGGCTATACCTACTTCTGCGATGACGATGTAGTTGTTGCAAAAATCACCCCTTGTTTTGAAAACGGCAAAGGGGCCGTGGCAAAAGGGTTAACGAACAAAACCGCATTTGGAACTACTGAGCTTCATGTAATGCGCGCTAGTCTCGGACAGCTCGATCCATCATTTCTTTTTTATCTAACCATTTCTGACTTGTTCCGAAAGATGGGTGAGTCCGAGATGTATGGCGCTGGCGGACAAAAGCGCGTACCAGAGAGTTTTTTCAAAGATTTTCGAGCTGGATTGCCATCATTTGAAGAGCAGCAATTCATCGCTCGGTTCCTCGATTTCAAAACAGCGCAAATCGATGCTTTGATCGCCAAGAAAAAAGAACTACTCAACAAGCTGGCTGATAAGCGCACAGCACTAATCAGCCTTGCCGTCACCAAGGGACTTGATCCGTCAGTGCCGATGAAGCATTCGGGTGTTGCGTGGTTGGGCAATGTGCCAGCGCATTGGAAAGTAATACCTATCAAGTTTTCACTTGATATGCCTATAACGGATGGGCCGCACAGTACGCCGCAGTTTTATGATGATGGAATTCCATTTCTGTCGGCGGAGTCGGTTAAAAATGATCGGCTAGATTTCGCAAGGATGCGCGGGTATATCTCTGAAGATGACCACGCCGCTTTCTCAAAAAAGTACAAACCGAAATTCGGGGATGTGTACATGGTCAAGTCCGGGGCAACGACTGGCGCAGTCGCAAGGGTAGAGACTCACGATGACTTCAATATTTGGTCGCCGCTTGCTGTTTTGCGCCCCCACACGGAGAAGTCGATAACTGACTATCTGTTCTACGTTCTCAAGTCAAAACCATTCTTCTATTCGGTCGAGTTGAGCTGGAGTTATGGTACTCAGCAGAACATTGGCATGGGGGTGATCTCGAATATCCGGATGGCACTACCTCCTGTTGAAGAGCAACAACAGATCTGCCAGTATCTTGAACCACTTCTTAAAAAAAATGAGGCTCAGCGAGCAAAGATTGATTCTGTTGTAGAACGACTTCACGAATATCGATCTGCCCTGATTACCAACGCAGTTACCGGAAAAATCGATGTCCGCGGCTTTGAAGTTCCGCAGACTGCCGAGGGGATTGCCTCATGAATGGAGGTAGATCTCAATGGCGTTGAACGCACAAGGTTATTTCAACTGCTTGAAGTCATATCTCAATCACGACGATTACGGCGTGCAGCAAACCACATCGGGCGCTGTCGTGCTGAAAGAGAAAATTCATAAGATCCAAGGCGAAAGGCCAAGGGAATTCAAGGTCACGCTAACGACTGAAGGTGAAGTTATTGTCATCAAGTTAGATGCAAAGCAAGTTAGGCTTTTCAATTTTTTGGATGACACGGCAAAACCTTGGTCAAAGCGCTGTGATTTTGTGATTTTCAATCTAAGAAAATCAAAGCTATTTGCCTATTGCATGGAATTTAAATCTGCGACTATCCCTCCGGATGTACCTGATCAACTGACTGCAAGCGTGGCATGGTGCAAGGCCCTCCATGCAACTATCAACGCATATACGGGAAAGAAAATGCAGTTGAGCGCTACGAAGTATGTCTTCAGTGAACATGAAGTAAATTGCAGCCCCTATCTAGATGGGGAAAGTAAATATTTAAAGCGTGATCACACGATACGCCACTATCGCTATGCTGACCTCAATGGCATGGCGCTGACGGATTTGGATAATAGCAATATTGAGGTGATTCGATGAAGTTTGAAACCTTCAATGCCGGTCACTGGCAACAACGCTATCAATACAAAAGCTTTGAGCCAGTTCTGGTTAATCATGAGTGGATTTGGGAAGATCCCACGATTAACAGTTTGCTTGAACAGGCCACACGGGCTTTGGGCGAGTTGAATGCGTTTTCATTGATCGTGCCTGATATCGACTTGTTCATCGAAATGCACGTTGTCAAAGAGGCTCAAACTTCTAGCAAGATCGAAGGCACTCAGACCGGTATGGATGAGGCGTTGATGCCTGAAGATCAGGTGAAGCCAGAGAAACGTGACGACTGGCGTGAGGTGCGTAACTACATTGATGCTGTCAACACTGCGGTGGCTGAGCTGAAGTCGCTCCCACTGTCTAATCGTTTACTTAAGCAGACGCACGCCATTTTGATGCAGGGTGTACGCGGTGAGCATAAGCAACCGGGCAACTTCCGCTCTAGTCAAAACTGGATCGGCGGTTCTAGCTTGGCAGACGCTACTTTTATTCCGCCTCACCATGAGGGCGTTGATGAACTGATGGGGGACTTGGAAAAGTTTTGGCATAACGAACAAATCGTTGTGCCGCATCTGGTGCGAGCCGCGATCAGTCACTACCAGTTTGAGACAGTCCATCCATTTTTAGATGGCAATGGGCGTATTGGACGTTTATTGATTCCCTTGTATTTCATCAGTCATGGTTTGTTGGCTAAGCCCTCTTTGTATTTGTCTGATTTCTTTGAACGTAACCGTGCGAGCTATTACGACGCGCTAATGCAGGTGCGCGTGTCGAACAACTTGATTCACTGGGTACGATTTTTCTTGAACGGTGTGGCTCAAACAGCGACCAAGGGCAGAGATACGTTTCAGCAAGTTCTAGCACTCCGTAACCAAGCTGAACAACAAATTTTGCAACTTGGTAAACGCACGCCCAATGCGCGTCAGGCTTTGAGTGTTTTGTACCGTAAACCAATGGTTACGGCGGCTGATCTGGAGCGGGAGTTGGGCTTGTCTCAGCCTACGGTAAATGCACTCTTACGTGACTTCATGAAGCTGGGCTTGTTGCGGGAGGTTACCGGGGCTGTTCGTAACCGGCTTTATGTATTTGAAAGTTACCTTGAATTGTTTGTAAGGTAAGGAAAGCTTGTTTCCCTTATCTTGAGGCTTGAATTAGGTAAGGTTCGTTTGTTCAAATACTTTTATTGAATTCTAAAGAATTAAAAAATGCACAAAGAAATTGATTTTGAAGACGACATCGAGCAGGCGTTGATCGTCACTGGTGGCTACGAGAAGGGTGATCCCAGTACTTATGACGCAGAAATGGCGCTGTTTCCAGCCGATGTCATCTCTTTTGTGCAGAAGACTCAACCCAAAATTTGGACAAGGTTGGTTCAGCTGGATGCAGGTAAAGCGCCCATCATGCTGATGGATAGTTTGGTGAAGGAGTTGGCAGCTAAAGGCTCATTGACGGTATTGCGCGAGGGGTTCAAGTGTGTGGGTAAGACTGTTCGTCTGGCTTACTTTGCACCAAACACAGGCTTGGATCCAGCTAGCACTGAGCGCTATGGCGATAACCGCCTAACCGTGGTGCGTCAGGTTAATACGAAGAGCGGGGCTATCCCCGATGTTGTGTTGGCGGTGAATGGGCTGCCTGTGGCGACATTAGAGTTAAAGAATGCCATGTCAGCTACGCGCTGGAACGTAGAGCACGCAAAGTCCCAGTACCGTTTTGAGCGTGATCCTAAAGAGTTGTTGTTTGCATTCAAACAGCGTTGCTTGGTGCATTTTGCTGTTGATACAGAGCTTGTTTTTATGACAACCAAGCTAGAGGGGAAAGATACATTTTTCCTTCCCTTCAATCGCGGGCATGCATACGGAGCAGGGAATCCGCCTTCAGACGGTGATGTGCGAACTAACTACCTTTGGTACAAGGTGTTGGCACGCGATAGCTTGATGGATATCTTGGCCCGATTCATTCATTTGGATGTTGAAGAAAAATCTGTCTTGACAGACAAGGGGATTAAGCAGCATCGCAAAGAGTCGATGATTTTTCCTAGGTATCACCAATTAGATGCAGTGCGCAGTCTGACCAATCACGCCCAAGCGCATGGTTCTGGGCATAACTATTTGGTCCAGCATTCAGCTGGGTCAGGCAAGTCAAATTCGATTGCTTGGCTTGCTCATCGGCTTTCAAGTCTTCATGATGAAAGCAACGAGAAAATATTTCACTCTGTTGTTGTCATCACAGATCGTCGCGTACTTGATCAGCAGTTGCAGAATACGATTTTTCAGTTTGAACATAAGTTGGGCGTGGTTCAAAAAATTGATGAAAACACGCAGCAATTAGCAAAGGCCTTGGCTGATGGTGTGCCAATCATTATTTCCACCATTCAGAAATTTCCTTTCATTACTCAAGCTATTCGCACGATGGAGGCGAATGGCAAAGCTATCGCCATATCAACTGCAGGCAAACGCTTCGCAGTGATCGTCGATGAAGCGCACAGTTCTCAAAGCGGCGAGACTGCGATGGAGTTAAAGCGAATCTTGAACAGAGACGGAATTGAATCTGCTATTGCTGAGCAGCTTCTTGACATGGATGATGAGGCCTTGAGCGAAGAGGCGAAGAAGGAGCTGTTACGAGAGCAGTTAAAACGTGAAAAGCAGCCCAATATTAGTTTTTTTGCATTCACGGCAACACCGAAATTTAAGACGCTTGCTGTTTTCAACGAACCCGGCCCTGATGGGCTAGCGCCATTTCATCGTTACAGCATGCGACAAGCGATTGAGGAGGGCTTTATTCATGATGTGTTGGCTCACTACACCTGCTACAAACGTTATTACAAGCTGATTCAAAAGGTTGAGGCTGACCCAGAGGTTCCGCGACGTAAAGCTGCCCGTGCATTGGCTCGGTTTGTGGAGTTTCACGATTACGAAATCGCGCAAAAAGTAGAAGTGATCGTTGAGCATTTTCGAACGCACACTCGTCATAAGATTGGTGGCCGCGCCAAGGCTATGGTGGTGACGGGCTCACGTGAGCACGCTGTGCGCTATAAGTTGGGCTTTGATAAGTACATCAAGGAGAAAGGCTATGCGGATGTGAAATCGTTAGTCGCTTTTTCTGGTGAGATCACGCTTAAAGACTTTGCCGATAAAAAGTTCACTGAAGTGAATATGAACAATGGCATTAAAGAATCGGAGCTGCCTGAGAAGTTCAATACTGAGGAATATCAAGTATTGCTTGTTGCCGAGAAATATCAAACTGGATTTGATCAGCCGCTGTTGCACAGCATGTATGTTGACAAGCGTTTGTCTGGCATCCAAGCTGTTCAAACGCTGTCGCGTTTAAACCGGACTGCACGTGGAAAAACGGATACGTTCGTTTTGGATTTTGTCAATGAGCCTGCAGAGATATATACAGCGTTTAAACCTTATTTCGAGGTGACAGAAAAAGGCGAAGACACAGATCCGCAGCAACTAAATACGCTTGCACACACGCTGGACAACTGGAAGATCTATAGCAATGCAGAAGTTAACGCATGGTGCGAAATTTGGTTCCGTAATCGGTTAAATCCAACGGGGGGCGAGCATAAAAAATTGAATGGGTTGCTTGATCTTGCAGTTGAACGATTTAAGACCTTGGGAGAAGAGGACCAAAATCTCTTTAAAGGTCAGCTAGGCAGCTTTCGAAATTTATACGGCTTTATTTCGCAAATCGTTCCCTATCAAGATTCTGAGCACGAGAAGCTTTATAGCTATGCGCGCTTCTTGTTGACTAAGTTGCCACGTTCAGCTGATAGTAGAAAAATTCAAATTGATGATGAGGTTGAGCTCAAGTATTACAAATTGCAAAAAATGAGTGAGATTTCGATTGACTTGAAAGCAGGTGAGTCAGTCGCGGTCTATGGCCCTTCTGAAGTTGGTACAGGGCAAGCTGATGAAGATGTTCAGCTATCGACGCTGGTTGGAAAACTGAACGAACGCTTTGGAACAGAATTTACGCCTGCAGATCAGTTGTTCTTTGATCAAGTGCGTGAAACTGCTGTGGCTAATGAGCAATTGCGTCAAGCGATCATGGCTAATTCAATTGAAAATTTCGAACCTGTTTTTAACAAACAATTGGAAAATTTATTTATCGAACGGATGGATGGAAATGAAGAAATTTTCGTTCGGTTGATGAATGACGAAGCGTTTAGAACGGTTGCTGCAGGCCATTTGATGCGTGCAGTTTATGAGCAAGTTCGATCAGTGGACGAATGAAGTTAAACATTCTCTAATTAAGCCAACTCTTGCAGTTGGCTTTTTTATTGGCAATAAATTGCCGCTTTAGATTTGGCACGCCTTATGCATGTTTGCCACCAATTGGATAACCCAATTACCGCAACAAGGAACACACGGAAATGACCTGAACATCTTGAAGGAGCTTTCTATGGAACCCACAAGCATGATGCGTGTCAACGCCCACCCCAGCAGCTACGGTGGGCACGGCAGTACGCCGCAAGAACGGCAGCACCAACGGCGTCAAAAGAAATTGGTGCTGATTGATGCGGTAGAGCACGGCCACCTAGAAGCTTCCAAGCACGCCCTCAAGGT